AACGCTTGGGTGGATAGATTCATCTTGGCTTTGGTTATGGCTGTGGCAGGCTTTATAGGCACTAAATTGGGACTGTTATGAGTGAACCTAGCTGGATGAAGATCGCAAGGTCTTATGACGGTCTGAAAGAGATTCCAGGCCCACGTCATAACCAGACGATTATCCGCTGGCTGGGAAAGCTAAGGGCTTGGTGGAACGATGACGAAACGCCTTGGTGCGGTGTCTTTGTTGCTCGTTGTATGCAGGAATCTAACCTGTCTTATCCTAAGTTCTATATGCGTGCAAAGGCATGGTCTGACTATGGTTCATTGCTGAGACGCGATAGATTAGCTCCAGGGACTATCTTAGTCTTTGATCGCGCTGGCGGTGGCCATGTTGGATTCTATGTTGGCGAAGACGCTGGATTCTATTATGTGTTGGGTGGAAATCAATCCAATGCTGTTAATGTAATGAAGCTGGGCAAGTCCCGTCTTGTTGCATCGCGCTGGCCTAAAGGTGAGCCTGTCATTGGCAAGCCAGTATATTTGAACGGTGGATCAGTTTCCACCAATGAAGCGTAAAGGAAAACGACATGAAGAAGGAACAATTATTTGGACTCGTTCGTACAGTTGCTGCGGCTGGCTTTGGCTATTTGGCTGGAAAAGGTCTCATCGATGGTGCAACGGTTGACCTGTTGGCTGGTGCAGTAGCAACCATTGGTGTTGCTGTCTGGTCGTTTGTCAGCAAGCAGCCTGTAGCTGAAGTCGCTGAATAATGAAGTTTCTGACGCTCTTGCTGGGTGTTCTGGACAAGCTGTTGGGAGCTTGGGCGGAGCATCGTTGGAAGCGGCAAGGGCGTCAGGAAACTATCAAGGAAATGAATGAGGCTATCAATGAGCAAATCGCACTTGGCGAAGCTGCTATTATCGTCCCTGATCCTGAGCGCACTGAGCGGCTGCGCGACCGTTTCGACCGCTCCCGTAAATAGCTATTGCGCTATTGCGAAACCTATATCCTATGACGTAAAGCAAGACACGCCTGAAACTGTGGCGGAAATAGAGCTACATAATGGAGTTTTTGTGTGTCTCTGCGAGGATGATTGCCCGAAAGGCAGCTAAATGGGAATTCCATTAAAAATTGATGAAGCGTTGCTTGTATACGCTACGCCCCGTCAACGTGAAGTGTTGGAAGCAGTCAACTTGCATGGAAGCGCACTGGCTGCGTCAATTGCGTTAGGCATTAATAAAGGCGCTGCCAGCGATGCCTATAACGCAGTCATAAAGAAAGCTGCTCGATCCGGTTACTCACCAGAACATGACTTTACCAGGCCCGTTCCTGAAGGATATGTAGCCAAGGGCGTCAGCACCTATTACAACAAGGAAGGCAAGCCTACTGGGCAATGGGTTAAAGCGTCACTAAGCCACGAAGCGCTCGTGGACGCAATTAGAGAGACCATTGACGGCTTTAAGGATGATATTCCACCCGCTAGTGCTATCGTTGCCCCAGAACGCTCTGAGGAGCATCTGTGCAACCTTTACACCTTCACTGATTACCATCTTGGAATGCTGGCATGGAATCAGGAAAGCGGAAGCGATTGGAATATATCGCTGGCAGAAAAAACTATCATTGCGGCGCTGGCTCAGATGATCGAGCAAAGCCCAAAGGCGCACACGGCAGTCGTCAATATTCAAGGCGACTTCCTGCACACTGATGGCAAGACACCTGTAACTCCAGCCAGCAAACACGTTTTAGACGCTGACAGCCGATTCCCAAAAATACGACGGGCAGCAATCCGAATCATTCGCTCCTTGGTGGGAATGTCGTTGCAGCGCCATCAGGAAGTGCATCTGATTATAGCGGAAGGCAATCACGATGAAGAAAGCGCAGGATGGCTGGCTGATCTATTCGCGGTGCATTATGAGGAAGAACCCCGCGTAATAGTCAACGATAGCGTCTTACCATTCTACGTCCTTGAATGGGGCAACACTATGCTAGGCATTCATCACGGTCATAAGGTCAAGAACGAGAGCCTACCGCTGCTGTTTGCGGCACAGTTTCCTCAACAGTGGGGTAGGACTACCCGACGCGAGATACACTGCGGACATCGCCACCACAGGGACGAAAAAGAGTATAACGGCGTTACAGTGGTGCAGCACCCTACTCTAGCCGCTAGGGATGCTTATGCAGCGCGTGGAGGATGGATTGCTGATCGAGCGGCCTGGGCGATAACGTATCATAAAAAGTATGGAGCTGTGGGCAGGGTTATGATTACCACCGAAATGCTGGAAGTCGCTTAATCCTGTCCACATATATAAGCAGCGCCTATAATGAAGGCGAAACACAAGAACATTGTCATTCGCTTTCCCCTATATAGTCCAAAATCCGCTTCAATGCCTTGATGTCTTTCTTGTATTGCTTAACGTCGTCGGGATGGACGTAGTGATAGGCGAAGTTTCCCTCGACCGTCTTGAGTGTCTCCTTCAGCCATATGCGGACAATGTCGTCTAGCTGATCTATATCTAGCTTTATATCGATCATCATTTGCTTTGTTCCAGTGCTGCTGTGCTGCCATCGTAATAGCCACGGTCGTAATGCGCCTCTGCTTCGACCCGCAGCCGCTCAATCTCTGCCGCTTGGGCTTCGATGCGGTTGGCGGCTTCTCTTCCGTCTGGATTAAACAGAACCTCGGTCGCCAAAATAGGGAACGGACACAGCCGGTTTGAATTGTCGGCAAACATTGATCCCGTCACCGCAAATTCCTTGCGGTATGTTCTCCGCAGCCGCCGCACTAAATCGTCGGGGCAAATTTCAATCAAGTCTGCATCCTGTGCAATCAGGTTGTCCATTGCTTCTGTCTTATCAGTCATTGCCCCTTCTCCCGTATCTCAAAGCCAAGGGCGTCCAGTGCGGCGCGGGCCTCGCGGTAGTCATTCCACGTTAGACATGAATGTGCCACAGACCGCCCCGCATCAATATAGGCTGTTGAGTATGAGAAAAGGCTGGGGTAATCAGCCATGGCCTGCTTGACGCCAACATAAACATTGGAACCCTTTTCGGCAGCAAGTGCGAACGGTCGTAACGCCTTTTCCAACACTTCAACCCTTGCTTGTAGCGTTTCAATAACATCCGCGCCGCTTTCGCAAGCGTAGTCATTCCGACACGAATTTTGTGCGGTTGAACAAACGCCACGGTCACGAAGTCGCCGCGCAATAGATGTAGCTATTGTTTCGTTATGTTGCGCCATAGCTTCCTTATAATTTCGCTCTAACTCATCCATCACAGCACCTTCCTTAGGTCAGCTATTTCCTCGTCGATGCGTTGGTGCACTAGCTTTGCCGCTCCGCCAGATGGGTAGCAATAGACGTTTGAGCCAATGTTGGCCTTGGCGCGAATTAAACTTTCCGTCGCACGCATTAAAGCCAACTCCAAAGACGATATGCGACTTAGCGCGGCGTCCATGTTGGCCTTGGCGTTTTTCATCGCGTCAACCGATGCTTTTTCTTTGGCCAACTGTTCTTCTGTTTTGTCAGTCATATCAAATACTTCCTTTTCCATTACAATCTGGGCAAATAATATCTTCGCCACTGTTAGGTCCGTATGTTTGGCCATTACCGCAGCATCTCGCGCACTCGCCGCGCTCATAGCAACGGTCTGCTTCCGCCAGTATGCTTTCGATGTCTAAAACTTGCTTTCGCTCTTCAGTCATCGTTCTTTTCCCTTATCTCAAGCCCACGGGCTTCCAGTGCGGCGCGTAGTTGGTCAGCCCAGCTTTCAAAGCGGTCAACACCGCAATCGGCCATCGCCTCCACCAACGGGTCGGACTTAGGCTTGCCAATAATAAAGCGTTCCAATGGTTCACCGCTTGCGTTGTGATAGCTGCCGTAATACTCCACCACCGCATCGCTCACCTCTTGCCGGAAGGCTTCGTGCTGTTCGATGGCGCGGCATAGGGCTTCATCTATGATAAGTCCGCGCATGATACGGGGCGTAAGTTCGTCCTCACCCCTCTCGTGTTCAATCTCGTTCACAAGTGCCAGTGCTTTCTTTTCAATGTCGTTCATTATCTTAACCTCGTTATGAAGGTGACGCCCTCGACAGTGCGGCACTTGAACGCCTTGCCGTTCCTGATGCCGTATTGCGAGACGTTGCGGCTGGTGCGCTTTGGATCACCCTTCTTGTCTGCTGGCATAGTGCCAACCTCACCAACTTCTAGCGTTCCCATCGGATACGTCATTGGTCGGCTCATTGTTTTTTCTCCTGTTCTTTGCGGCGCTCTGCAAACGTCTTCCCATCGACACCACGCAAAGGCCATGCGCTGTCTGATGATACGCGGTGCTTCTTGCCCATAGGGGCGGCTTGTGCTGGCTTGATCATGGCAGCACCACCATCAATGCGATGAACAGGATGGGCAGGACGATTACCATTGCAATTCCGCTAATGATTTCGCTTAACGGCTGCGACTGGATGATTTCACGAATAGTCATAATATACTCCTTAAATGGCGGGGCATTTGCCCCTGTTCACGCTTTTAAAAAGGCTCAAACTATATGTAAAGCGTTTTTTCATTACATATAAAAAAGGCGGGTAAGACAACGCAAACCCGCCCTTTTACGTTATACCAGCAAGCGTGCTGGAACCTGTAATATCCAGCCATAATTGATTGCTGTCTGCACAAATCGATCTTTATCTAGTGCGTGCTGACCTGTTGTCAGTTGAGCCTTCAAAAGTGCTTTACTGGATTGTGCCACCGATTCGTTGTAATGCCGACTGAGCCATTCCTGGCGGCTGCTCATGGGCTTTGCTTTGCGTCGGTGGTCTAAATTAAGTCTTGATCCTCGTGCCATTTTATATCTCCAAATCAGAAAGGCACATCGGAATCCAAGTCATCGTCAAACGTTGTATGCTGATTTTGACTATGTGAATCACTTACTTGGCTTGAACCAGCTTCGGATCGCGGCGCTGTATCAATGCTGCCAACGCGAACATTGAATTGCGGCTTGCCTTCGTATTCGTCATGCGTAAGCTCACCAGAGATAAACACCTTGGTGCCTTTCTTTAGGCTACCAGAGAATGCCTCTGCTGCCTTGCCCCACAAGCTGCACCGATACCAAACGCTGCCAGCATCCTTGCCAAATCCGTTCTTAACGCCAACGTTGAAGCTGAGAACCTTGCTGTCACGGGTGTCGCGCAACTCTGCATCTTTGCCGCAATTCCCAGAAATTGTAATTAACTGCATAAATATTCTCCTATAGTCCCAAGGCGGTTAGGTATGTGTCAAGTATGGCTTGATACTCTTGGCGGTCGTTATCGTCCATTGCGCGTAGGCGGATCACTGCACGAACAATCTTAGTGTCATAGCCATGTGCTTTGGCTTCGTTGTAAACATCGCGGATGTCATCCTGGATGCCTTTTTTATCTTCGTTTAAACGCTCAATGCGCTCAATCAAAAGGCGTAGTTGTTCACTATGTGGTTCACTCATATTTTTTCTCCGTTAAAATTATTTAGCCAAGCTCATGGCTTCGTTGATTATATCTTGAGGAGCAGTGCCGACCATAAAGCGTCCAACTAAAGCTGGAATGGCTGTCTGCACAAATGCCTCAAAATCTTCTTGGCCCATTTTAGCAAATGATATGCTTCCAGGGACAAAATGATTCTTGCCTCTGCTATCCGTCACAACCTCACCCGTTCCAGTTGCAACTTTAGCAAAGTGCTTTGCTGCCTTGGTTGAAATGTGCGGATTGCTATTCTGGCTTATCAATTTAAGCATTACAAAAAACAAGCGATGATACTTTTCGTTTCGGATGTGCTTGCCCTTTAACTCGCAAACCTCACCCAACTTAATGCTAGAAAAGTAATCGCTTGCCTCATCGCTGAATGGCACAAACCCATCTAATGTGCGTCGGTAAAGCAATAAGTCGGTCACTTGTCTTGAGCCTCTTTGATCTCACGCGCCTTTGGGCTGGCTTTGCAAAAGGCTTCGATCATGGCTTCAATGTCAATGCCTTTCCAGAACGTCTGTTCACCTACGGAATGCTGTTGATGGTGGTGGTTTTTGCAAAGCGGAACTGTTCGCCAATCATCCGGCTTTTGGCCCATTCCTGCACCGCTGCCAATCCTGATATGTGCGACTTCTATAGGCATATCATGACAGCCATTAATGCAGCAATGAAACGATCGAATGAAGTTCATATGCCCCTGTGACCGCCATCGCGATGAACGCTTTGGCTTCTTGGCGATGCGATTAGGCAGCATCTTCAAGTTCCAGGCTATACTCAGCGATATAGGTGGATTCACCCCAGCGATTGACTACCTCGACCTTTTTGGTGTTGATCTTATGCCCAGCCTTTCGCAGATCATTAATCCGCGATGCAAGGCGATAGATTCCAAGGTCGTTCCATGCTTCAAATGGGCGCAATGTGCCTTCCGATTTAAGGTGCGCCAAAATCCTATCTGTTTGTGCCATTATGCGGCCTCCTTCTTTTGGTGAAATACAATGCCGGAAATTTGACGGCGGGTTGCTTCATTCCGCGCATCCTTATCCGCAAGGTCTTGAATTAGCCGCTCAAACATTTCCGGCTGTTCGCGCAAATAATGATTGAGGGCGGCGCGGCGGTCGGTGATTTCAGCTATCCATGAAGTCCTAAGCCCCGTTGAAGAACGGTCGGCACGGTTAGCAGCCGCCGTTAGCTTTGCGGCCTCTTTAAGTTGTTCTTCGGCAACAAACTTTGCCTCAAGGTCATCTGATTGCCTTAAGGCATCTTGAGCGGCTTTCTGCTTTGCCTCGGCAGTTTCACGAGCAATGCGGATGGCTTCATCCCGCGCAGCAATCTTGGCGGCACGGTATGGCGTCAGCTTCGCTTTAATCTCGGCTGTCGCCATATCGCAGCGTTCAAGATATGGTTTCCATTTTGCCTGAACAGCCTTGCTTGCTTCATCATGCGGACGCTTTTCTGCATCGCGCTCCCCATCGGCGGTTTTCCTTGCCTTGCGAAATTCATCAAGCAATTCATCAAGGGCAGCGTCCTGCTCGTCGTTTTGGACGGCATCAACACCAGCCAGCGTGTCCGACACAAGTTGAAACAAGTCCTCAATGTGCAAGCCAATGGCCTCAAATGGCGGCGGCTGGTTGTGGCCTATGCTTGGCTCGGTCATGCCAGCTTCTTTTCTAATGCAGCCTTTACCGCATCGAATCGGCTCTCTTGCAATTCACGCAGTGCGCTGATTTTGTAATGCTTGCAGAGCAAAGCCATGTCGGTCTTGGTTTCGTCTACCAATCCTTGCAATTCAGCAAACTGTTCGTCGCTTATAAACTTTTCGCGTGGCGCTGGTTCGCTCTTGCCTGTGGTGGCATCCAGTGCGTCATGCTCGACAATGCAAAGGGCTGCTGTCCAGAGGTAGCGGGTTGAGTATGTCTCACACGCGCCAATGTTCTGTATCTCGTGGCAACCTTTAAGATTGGCTGAACCCATTGGGCTGTGAATGATAACCTGTGAACCATCTTCAACATCAACGATGTGCATCGATGCCGTGCTTTCTGAAAAGCTGATGATCGCGCAAAGCCCAACATCGTTGAAGATGCGAAGGGCTGGAATCACAAAGTCGGAAAGCTCAAAATATTTGTATCCAGCAAACGTGTTATGGCCGGACTTTTTGAGCGGTAATGCGTGAAAGGCAATCCGCGCTTCGTTAATCTTTTTATGAACTGGCATTGTGGTATCTCCTTTTATTTGCCAAACCCCTTGTAAGCAATTCAACAAAGATTAAAAGCGTTTTTTATTATCAGGCAAAAGAAAGTTTAAAATGACAAACGTAGATCGAGCGATTGCAGAGTTTTATGGCGTTGCCAGGGCGCACAAGATCAGGGCTTATCAGATAGCAAACGAAGCTGGGCTGACACGCGTCACCTTGTCTAACTGGAAAAGCAAGCGCAATGAACCGACGCTTGGTGCATGGCTGCTGGCTAATGAAGCACTGAACCGATTGGTTGAGCAAAAAACCAGCGCATGAAACGCTTCGGCAAATACCGCGCTGTCAAGTCACAGTGCAGGGCTGGGCATACTCATGACAGCAAGCGAGAGGCTATCAGGTGCAACGAGCTTCATGATCTGCAAGCGGCTGGAGCTATCAGTGACCTAATCATTCACCCGCAATATTGGTTCGTTATCAACGGTCGCCAGCTAAAGCACGGTAATGGCCGACGCGTTGGTTACAAATCTGACTTCGAATACATCGAAAACGGAATCCAAATCACGGAAGATGTGAAGGGAGTCGTTGTCAGAGACTGGCCCTTGCGCCGCGCTGTCTTTATTGCGCTATTCCCTTACCACCAGCTTCGTGAGACCAAATAAAAAAAAGGGTGACCGAAGCCACCCAGTTCGTTCGGTAAGGAGATACCAATCCGCGCAAGATAAGCTGATAGCGTATGGCAGGTCAATCAGTCGCAAAAATATGTTTTACTAATGCGTGTTTTGAGTTATAAGAAGGGGCTGGAGAGCGAAGTGAAGAACGCTCGATCCAGCCCCACACGCGAAGGAGGTTCGCATGAAACGCAAAACACTTACTATTTCTGCACCCATAAAACAAGGTGTTTCTATCGATACGCAGATCGAAAGGATTTGCGTAAACTGTCGTTTTTTTGACTGGGTATGTAGAAAACGTTCTCCATATAGAGATTTTGAAACAGGGCGTGCCGTTTGGCCTAAGGTCGATCCTGAAGATTGGTGCGGAGATTTTAAGCGTCTTCCTGCCGAGCCAGTTGAAGGCTTTATGTCGTGAGTGGCCTGCAATGGTTCCGACTATATCACCGAATAGTTGATGACGAAAAGCTGCGCTTGTTAGCTTTCGAGGATCGCTGGCACTTTGTTGCTCTATGCTGCCTAAAGGCTGATGGACTTCTGGACTCGCCAAATGATAATCTCAGATCGCGTAAAATTGCCGTCAAGTTAGGCGTGCAGTTGCGGGAATTAGATGAGATTGGAAGGCGCTTGCAAGAGGTCAATTTGGTGGATGAAAACTTATCACCAGTTGCTTGGGATGAACTGCAATACAAAAGCGACAACAGCACAAACCGTGTAAAAAAATACAGGGAAAAACAGCAGCATAACACTATGAAACGGGAGCGAAACGTTTCAGTAACGGGCCAAGAGACAGATACAGATACAGATACAGAAGTTAATACTAACGTATTAACAGCAAAACGCAGGAGCGTTTCAGCTGCCAAACCTAATGGATTCTGTGACCAGCTTTGGAAAGATTGGAAGAACCATCGGAAGGCGGCTTTCACTGAAACCGCATTGAAAGGCATTGAGCGTGAAGCTGCGTTGGCAGGATGGACGTTGGAAGCTGCGATCACGGAAGCTATTGAACGAGGATGGCAGGGTTTTAAAGCAACATGGGTAGAGGGAAAGAAAAATGGCGCATCAAATCGGACAACTGGTAACCCTAGAAACGAAAACGGCTTTGCCGCAGCACTTCGATATGTCGCGGATGGACGACCTAATGACCCGTTCTGAGCTTACAGTATCAGAGTGCAATGAGCTAAGGTCGCTTGCCCTAGCGATGCCGATCGAGAACGTGCCAGTCGAAACACACGAGCTTGCCAAGCAATTGCAATTCATTGAAGCGACCCTGCCAAGCAAGAACACTGATGAGCAAAGAGGACAAATGCGGACAGCAGTCTATGCGCGGATTCTTGGAGGCTACACGAAGGAAGCCCTAAGCTACATGACTGAGCGCGTCTGCAAAGAGCTGGATTGGTTTCCAACGCCTCGCCAGTGCTTAGAGATACTGGAAGGCTACACGCCAAGAACGACGAAAAAGGACAAGGCGCTTCGCATCTGTTTGAATAACACAGAGGCAAGGTTCGAAGAATTTATCATGTCGCTTCGCTGCGGTGAGCCTGTTGAGCTAAGTGCAAAGCCAGAGCGCTGGTTACGTATTGCTGAAGAACGCGGCTACCTTCGAAGGGTTGACGGGGAATTTACAGTCAGGTGAGCGCTGCGACAAAATTGATGTGCGACCTGATTAAATATGACCTCGGAAGCATATCATTGGATGATATACGTAAGAACTGGGCTAAGGGACGATACAAAGGCGCACCCGAAGCCTGGGCGATTGCTGCCATAGCGCACGCAAAACGACAAAAATCGTAATTTATTGCATAATGCGCTTTACATATAAATCTACCAAGATTATGAGAGGGCATCAGCAAGGGGATATTCCCCGCCAACATGGAGACTGAAAATGGCAAATGTAAGCAACCAAGGTTACGAAATAGAAAAAACTGCTGGACGTAAGTTTTACGTCACAAGCAAAAAGTATGGCAATATCTTTGGGCCATTTACTCGCAAGTCATGGGCCATAGATTATGCAAAGCGCATTGATGGCGCGGAGTATGTAGCATGAGCCAGAACCTCACAGAACTAGCACAAGCTACCATCGACGCTTTTAAAGCATTCAACGCAGAACGTGACCGCCAGCAACGCGAATGGGCGCGCTCACGCTTCGGTAAATCATTCCGTGGCAATGGCCCAGACATATATGAGCATCAGCATATCGAGCTTCGTCAGGAGATTGTTTACTTCGACGAACAGCCACTTGAGAGCCTGGAAGAAATGATGTGGCTCAACGGGATGCAGGAAGCATGAGATACGGAAGCGTTTGCAGTGGCATTGAAGCTGCAACTGTTGCATGGCTCCCAGCCTAATGGATGCCATTGGAGATATGTTTGTCGTTTTAACTATCATGGCAGCACAGAACGGAATGATGATTGAGGATTGCATAGATGCAGCGTGGCAGCAAATTAGGGATCGCAAAGGTAAGATGGTTGACGGAATTTTCATCAAGGAAGCAGACAATGTTTAATGATGAATATGTGGTCGAAGAAGAAGAGGTGGTTCTTGTTGACAGTCGCGGCATGACGCCAAGGCAAGCTAATATGCTGGAGATTGAAGCCATCGCTAATGCGTATGATTACACAGCCGAAGACGTTTTAGGCAAAAGCAAACTGAAGGCATTGGTGGCAGTAAGACGCAAGTGCGTTGTCATGCTGCGACGCAGGGGATATTCAACGACTGAAATTGGACGGATTATGCACCGCGACCACAGCACAATCTGCCATGCTTTGAGTGTGGCTAAATTGAAGGGCGAGTATAATGACCCCATCGAAGCTTAAACTCGCTAGGATATATTTAGGTTATAGCCTAACCGACATGGCTGACGCACTTAGGCTGTCACAGACAACTGGCGCGACCACCATCCGCAAGATGGAATCTGGAAAGGTAAACATCACTGGGCCTATAATGGTTGCAGTCGATGCCATGCTAAAGGGCTATGATCCATTTGAAGGGGAGAATGACGATGACGCACCCTAATGACCACCAAGTAGGCGGAGACCATTACGCATCCAAGAGCGTTCAGCCTTGGGAGGCAATGAAGTCCTGGATGTCGCCAGAAGCTTTCGCAGGATATTTGCAGGGTAATTGCATAAAGTATTTATCCCGCTATCGTGATAAGAACGGCATTGAGGATCTAAAGAAGGCGCAGCACTATCTGTCAAAGCTGATTGCAATGGAAACCATTGAATTGGTCAGTGATAATCTGAATGCTGTGGGTGAAAATATGCGTAAATCTTATTTTGAATCTGGTTACCAAGCGGGTTTGCACAATACGCCTCCAGTTGATTCTTCATATATTGATATGGATAAAGACTGGCAAAAAGGGTATCTGAAGGGAAGGGCAGAAGCCAATGATTAAGAAACTAACAATGCTTGCATTTATGGTGCTGGCTGTATCGATGCCAGCAAAAGCAGCAAAAATAGACGAAACAGAGGTGCAGATTTGTGAGATGCTTGGAGCCGCAGCAACTGCAGTCATGGCAGCGCGACAGAATAACAGACCGCCAACTTATATTCGTGGAAGGCTGAAGGACATTCTAGTTGAGAATGACATGGTATACGTTCTACCCATGATCGATATATATATCACGGAAGCATATGAGCAGGCAGCATACAGCACAGAAAATATGAAGGATTGGGCAATCGCCAGCTTTCAGTCTGACAAGGAAGCTGAGTGCCTTCGTCACTTCTTCAAGACGGACAATGCGTGATATTTATACGCAAGCCTTGCTCTGATTGATGACAACCTCTATACTGACAGCACCAGACCTTATTGGAAGCTGAGATGACACCTAAGATTGAAACGCGCTCCGTCGCAGACTTAATTCCATATGCCGCCAACAGCCGCACACATAGCGACGCACAGGTGGCACAGATCGCAGCCAGCATTAGAGAGTTCGGGTGGACAAACCCTATTCTGGTGTCGGATAAAAACGACATCATTGCAGGACATGGCCGAATACTGGCAGCAAGAAAGCTTGGCATGGAAGAAGTGCCAGCAATTATCCTTGACCATCTGACAAAGGCTCAACAACGCGCCTTAGTGATAGCAGACAACCAGCTTGCCCTAAACGCAGGGTGGGACATGAATATGCTGAAGGCAGAGATTGAAGACCTTAACCTAGAAAACTTCAACCTAGAGATACTGGGCTTTGATGATGATTTTCTCGATGGATTGCTGGAGACATTGCCGTCCGTTAAATTGGTGGATGAAGACACTGTTCCTGAGATGCCTAAAACAGCGAAGACCATTGTTGGTGATGTCTGGATATTGGGAAATCACAGGTTGATGTGTGGAGATTGCAAATCCTTCAACGATGTCTCAAAGGTTCTTGATGGAAAAATGATTAACCTGGTGGTTACATCTCCTCCGTATGCGTCACAGCGGGAATATGATAAAGAATCATCCTTTAAACCTATTCACGTTGATGAGTATGTGGATTGGTATGAAGACATTGCAACAAACATTTATGCCAACCTAGAAAATGATGGTTCGTATTTCTGCAACATCAAGCCTAATGCTGAAGGCATAAAACGCGAGCTATATGTATTTGACTTAGTGTTGGCCCATGCGCGCAAATGGCAATGGAATTATGCAGATGAGTTCTGCTGGGAGAGAGCTGGAATACCTCAACAGGTTGCAAGAAGGTTCAAGAACCAATTTGAGCCAATCTATCATTTTACCAAGGGTGAATGGAAGTTTAATCCAGACGCAGTGAAGCATGAATCAAAGGCTGTTCCTAAAGCAAAGGGGAAGGGCGCTGGCAACACCAATGCAGCGCAACGCCAAGGCCATGTGTCTGCCGTTGATGGTAATGCGGTTTCAGCAGGAATGGCTTATCCTGGTAACAGACTGCCGACCTTTCAATCTGAGGCATTAGGGCATCCGGCTGCTTATCCGGTAGGTCTTCCAGAGTTCTTTATAAAAGCGTATACTGATCCTGATGATGTCGTTTTCGATCCGTTCATGGGGAGTGGTTCAACTCTGATGGCAGCGGAGAAGAATGGAAGAAACGCATATGGCTTGGAATTAAGCCCATTGTATGTGGATTTAATCATCAATCGTTGGCAGCAATTTACAGGCAGGGAAGCCATCAACGCAGAGACAGGAGAGACCTTCAATGGCTCACGTTAAACTGACAGCAAAGCAGGAAGCGTTCTGCCAAGGCATCGCTGATGGACTAGGCCAAGCTGACTCATATCGCGCTGCTTATGACGCTGAAGGAATGAAGGATAACACGATATATCCTTTGGCGTCGAAGCTAATGAAGAACGACAAGGTTGCCGCAAGAATATCTGAGCTGCGTGAAAGCGTCCAGGAGAAGCAGCTCTGGTCGCGTGAAATGTCCGTCAAAGCACTGGTTCAAGCTTATCGTGAAGGCTCTGGAGCAGTAAAGGTATCAGCAGTCAAAGAGCTAAACGCAATGCACGGTTATAACGAGCCAGCTAAGGTCAACATCAGTGGCAGCATGATACAGCGCATTCAACGCCAGGTGATTGATGGCGCAGACGCTAACGATTAAAACCCCGCGCTGGTTCAAGCCATTCCTACAGCCTAGCCGCTATAAAGGCGCACACGGAGGACGGGGAAGCGGCAAGAGCCATGCCTTTGCGGAAATGGTTATCGAATCTCATGTGATCGACCCAAAGCGCCGCACAGTCTGCGTGCGTGAAATACAGAAGTCGTTAAGCCAGTCAGTCAAGCGCCTATTGGAGCTAAAGATTGAGCAGCTTGGTGTGCAGGACTATTTTGAGGTTCAGGAGTTCCAGATTAAGTCACGCCACGGCGACGGACTAATTATCTTCCAGGGAATGCAAAACCATACAAGCGATTCCATTAAGTCGCTCGAAGGCTATGACTGTGCATGGGTGGAAGAAGCGCAGAGCCTATCGCAACGCTCGCTCGACCTACTGCGCCCGACAATCCGTAAGCCAGAGTCTGAGTTATGGTTCACATGGAACCCCAGCAAAGACACCGACCCTATCGACCTGTTGCTGCGCGGTGAGAACCCGCCACCAGATGCAATCGTTCAAGAGGTAAACTACAGAGATAACCCTTGGTTCCCTGATGTCCTACGCGCTGAGATGGAATATGATCGACAGCGTGACCCTGACAAATACCAGCACGTTTGGCTAGGCGGCTATCTTTCCAACAGTGAAGCACGAGTGTTCCGCAACTGGAAGGTGGAGGACTTTGAATCACCGGATGACGCAACGCATCGCTTCGGCGCTGACTGGGGCTTTGCTACTGACCCGACTGTGCTGATCCGTTGCCATGTTGTCGGCAGAACAATCTATGTAGACCACGAAGCGTATCAAGTAGGCTGCGAGATTATGGACACGCCATCGCTGTTCCTCACTGTCCCAGAGTCGGAGAAGTGGCCCATAATAGCTGACAGCGCCCGTCCTGAAACAATCAGCCACATGAAGAAGAATGGCTTTCCAAAGATAATGTCGGCAGTCAAAGGGCCTAAGTCTGTTGAGGAAGGCATTGAATGGCTCAAGTCTCATGACATTGTTGTGCATCCGCGCTGCGTTCACACGATTGACGAACTAAGCTGCTACAGTTATAAAACTGACCCCTTGACAGGCGCAGTCTTACCCGTGCTTGCGGATAAGGACAACCATTTGATCGACGCACTTCGCTACGCCTGTGAAGCTTCCAGGAGAGCCGCTCCTGCGAAAGTGTTTGATGTTATGCCTATAGCTACTGTAAGTAAGTGGTAGATGGATTACGCCGCACACTATGATAGACTAATAAGTCGGGCCAGAATCCGACAGTTGGATGGATACTTCGAGCGTCATCACGTTGTCCCACGTTGCATTGGTGGCGGTGATGAAATTGACAATTTAGTTAATTTGACGCCTGAAGAACATTATGTAGCGCATCAGCTTTTGGTTAAAATATACCCGAAAGAGAGCAAATTAGTTTTTGCAGCGTGGATGATGGGCAACATCAAAGGACGAAGTAATAACAAAATTCATGGGTGGATGCGAAGAAAACACGCTGAAGCAATGAGGGATTTGTGGACTGGTCGCAAAAGAGGCGAGCGCAGCGAAGAACATAAACGCAAACTATCTGATGCAAATAAGGGTAGTAAGTTCAGCGAAGAACGACGCGCCAAAATGTCATTGGCATTGCGTGGAAGAAAGATGCCACCTAGAACAGTTGAACATTCGGCAAAATTAGCTAAAGCGCTAACTGGAAAAAAGCGTGGCCCATTAACTGATGATCATCGAAAAAAGATTGCTAATGCTCACACGGGGCGTAAATGCGCTCCATTTAGTGAAGAACATCGCAACAACTTGTCAAAATCCAAACAAGGTGTTAAAAGAGGCGCGTATAAGCATTTGGAGTGCCCACATTGTGGCAAGTCAGGCAATGGCGGCGCAATGAAACAATGGCATTTCGATAAATGTAAGGCAAACGAATGGCGCGATTGAATAAAGAGCAACGGCTAAACAACGTGCATCAAAACGCGCTGAACGAGTTTGATCGTTGCCAATCTTCCATGCGTGACGAGCGCTTGCAGTGTCTCCAAGACCGCAGATTCTATTCTATCGCTGGCGCACAATGGGAAGGCCCCATCGGTGAGCAGTTCGAGAACAAGCCTCGCTTCGAGGTAAACAAAATCCACCTGAGCGTTATTCGTATCATTAACGAGTATCGCAACAACCGCATTGGTGTTGACTTCGTATCTAAGGACGGAAGCCCTGACGATGGCTTGGCTGAGACTTGCAATGGTCTTTACCGCGCTGACGAACAAGACAGCGTTGCAGATGAAGCTTTCGACAATGCTTTTGAAGAAGGTGTCGGCGGTGGCTTTGGCGCATGGCGTCTACGCACTACCTATGAAGACGATGAAGATGATGAGAACGAGAAGCAGCGCATTCGGTTCGAGCCGATATACGATGCTGACAGCTCGGTATTCTTCGACCTAGACGCAAAGAAGCAGGACAAGTCGGACGCTAAGTATTGCTTCGTTCTGTATTCCATGACCCGTGACGCTTACAGAGCCGAATGGAATGATGACCCATCAACGTGGCCCAAGGAAATCCACCAGTACGAATATGACTGGGATACGCCTGACGTTGTTTATGTGGCAGAGTATTACCGCGTCGAAGAAGTGCGCGAGACCATCCGCATATTCGCTACCATCGACGGTGAAGAAGAACGCTACACGCAAGCTGACTTTGACGCAGACGAAACACTAGAAGAAACCTTGATGGCTGTAGGCACTGTAGAAGTGCGCCAGAAGCGGGTTAAGCGCCGCAGGGTTCATAAGTATATCATGAGCGGTGGCGGCATCCTTGAGGACTCTGGCTACATCGCTGGCAAGAACATCCCAATCGTTCCTTATTACGGCAAGCGTTGGTTCGTCGATAACGTCGAGCGTTGCATGGGCCATGTGCGCCTAGCCAAAGACCCGCAGCGCCTGAAGAATATGCAGCTATCGAAGCTGGGTGAAATCAGTGCGCTTTCATCCGTTGAAAAGCCAATCCTTGTTCCTGAGCAAGTCATTGGTCACCAGGCGATGTGGGCAGAGGATAACATCCGCAACTATCCATATCTTTTGGTCAACCCAATCACTGGCCCGAATGGTGAGATGCAAGCTGCTGGCCCTGTTGCCTACACGAAGTCATCTGACATTCCTCCAGCTATGGCTGCGCTCTTGCAGTTGACAGAGCAGGACATGGCGGAGATTCTTGGTAACAACCAGCAAGCCGACAAGATGGTAAGCAACATCAGTGGCAAGGCTGTTGAGCTTATCCAGACGCGCTTGGATATGCAGTCTTTCATCTACATGACCAACATGGCGAAGGCTATGCGTCGCTGCGGTGAGATATGGCTGTCAATGGCAAAAGACGTTTATGTCGAAGAAGGCCGCAAGATGAAGTCGCTTGACCAGATGGATCAGGTTGGCACGGTCGAGCTAATGAAGCCAATCATTGACTCCGAAACTGGCGAGTTGGTTTATGACAACGATCTGAGCAAGGCGACGTTTGACGTATCTGTTGACGTAGGCCCATCGTTCACCAGCCGCCGTGAAGCTACTGTTCGCGCTCTCACTGGCATGATGCAAGTAACTACCGATCCTGAAACGCAAATGATTCTACAGTCGATGGCCATTATGAACATGGACGGCGAAGGCATTGGCGACATCAAGGACTTCTTCAGAACGAAACTTGTCCAGCTTGGCGTTGTTAAGCCTACCGAAGAAGAACAGCAGCAGATGATGGAAGCGGCTATGGCTCAAGGCCAGCAGCCTGATCCGCAATCTATGTACTTGATGGCAGAGTCCGCTAAGGCAGAGGCTTTGGCATTGAAGGCTCAAGCTGACACAGAATACAGCATAGCACGCACGGAAGAAACGCGTGCTAAAACGGCAGAGACCATTTCAAACATTGACATTGACCAGCGCAAGTCAGCGATTGAAACGGCTGAAAAGATTGGGGCTGCACTACAGCCGCAAACGAATGTGGTTCCACCCACCACGCAATTTGGGTGAGCTTACGGGGTAAAATATGAAAACGGCAGAACTGGAGAATGACGACGCTTTTGAATTAGCTGAACTTGATACTGAATCCGATACTGATGATGAGAACCTTGCCACATCAGCCGACGATGAAGATGAAGATGATGATGAGGATGAAGTTGTTATTTCGATAGGTGAGGAATCGCCACCTCAAGAGGAAGAAGCTCGCGCACCTGCATGGGTTCGTGAGTTGCGTAAAGCAAATCGGGAAAAAGAACGTGAAATCCGCGAACTGAAAGCAAAGCTAACTGCTACAGCAACTGAGACCAAGCCGGTTGAACTGAAAGCAAAGCCAACGCTTGAAAGTTGTGATTACGATTCTGACGAATATGAAAACAAGCTGGCTGAATGGTATGAGCATAAACGCGAATACGATGCAGTCGAATCCAATGCGGCGGCCAAGCGAGATGCTGAAGCCAAAGAATGGCAGGACAAGCTTGATTCCTATGCGAAGGCTCGTGCCTCGCTAAAGGTGCGGGATTACGAAGATGCCGAAGCGTTCGCGCTAGACATCTTCAACGTCACGCAACAGGGAATTGTTCTTCAGGGTTCTGAAAATCCTGCACACCTGATTTACGCCCTTGGTAAGAGCCAAAAGCGTGCCAAGGAATTAGCCTCAATTAATGACCCCGTGAAGTTTGCCTTCGCGGTAGCTAAACTGGAGACTCAGTTGAAAGTAACCAATCGCAAGGCAGCAACAGCGCCTGAACGCACAATCACTAGTGGTGGTGGTCGCATTTCTGGTTCTGTAGACTCAACACTCGATCGCTTACGTGAAGAAGCCGTGAAGACCGGAGACTTGTCAAAGGTCATGGCTTACAAGCGTGGCAAGAAAACTTAATTTAGAAAGAATAGGGAATTAAATATGGCTAACGCTTTTTCGAAAGAAGAAATTGTTGCTTTTGAGGACATCCTCGAAGGCTTCAACGATGCTTTGATCCTGTCAAAGAACATCAACG